TTTTTAAGATCATAGAGATACTCTCTCCTGATCTGTGCATACGTCACAGGAATATTTACATTGAGATAAGCCATAGCGCATTACAAAATTATAGCGCCAATAACAAAACCAATAACAAAACCGATTATGTATTCTCTATAGTATAAAGACCACACATCCCATTTTACTTTTAATTGTTTTAAAACTTGTTTCATTTTTCCTCCTCTTTTATATTACCCCAGTTTGGTCCGGATTCATAGTCTACTTTGTTAGGCACTTCAAGTGAAACTGCGTCTTCCATTATTTCTTTTATCTTACCCGCATTGTCACTAACCGATATATCTAATTCATCATGAACTTGTATATGTGGAATAATTCCTTCTTTGTGTAATTCTATCATTGCTTTTTTTGTCATGTCTGCAGCTGATCCTTGTATTAATCTGTTTAATGCTTTGTAAGTGTAAGCTCTCTTGATCCCTGGTCCGTGTTCCCTGAGCGCTGCATCATGTGGTAATGCTTTATGAATTCCAAACTGATTCGGCTCCCATAAATGAAATCTACAAAGTCTTCCAAGTAAAGTTCTAATCTTACCTGAGTCTTGTGCTCTTCTCATTACAGCATCCATCATTTGTTTTACGAATGGAACTTTTTTATGATACTGTCTAAATAGTTCATCTGATTTTTCTTTACTAACTCCTAGTTCAGCTTGTAATTTATTTTTACCCATACCATAGAACAGACCAAGATTTATGGTCTTAGCCTGTCCCCTCGGTATCTCTGCCATGTCTGCCACGATAGTATGGAAATCGGCATTGCCTTTTTTATAGGCTTCCAATACTTCGTCCACGCCATAGAGATTCTGTAAAGCTGCATAATGCACTACCAACCTAGGCTCCTGCTGAGAATAGTCAAAACAACCCCATGTATGGCCTTCCTCAGGGATAAATAAAGACCTAATCCGTGGTCCAAGTTCCTTGTTCCTTGCTGGTATCTGCTGTAAATTTGGATTAGCATAACTGAATCTACCGGTCACTGTTCCACCATTATCTGATCTAAGTTGGTTTATTTCAGCATGAATTCTTCCTTTGTGATTATGTTTTAATATGGTATCAATAAACGTGGTATGCGCCTTGTTTATTTCACGAGCGCGGGCGATTCTTTTCACCAGTGGGTGGGGGTGATTTTGAAGAAAGTTTTTTGTAAATGATGGAGAATTTGTTTTTTCGGTTCGGTCAAAAGGTAGGCGAAGTTTTTCAAAGACTTGCGCTATCGACCTCGCTGCCCATATTTGGGTATCTACTCCAGTTTGTTTTTTTACTTCTATTAAGCATTCTTTTTCTTCTGCTAGTAATTGTTCTTTTAATTGATGAGCTGCTTCAACATCTACTCGTACTCCTAAAAAACGCATATCGATTAGGCAAGGGAAAAGTTCTGTCTCTAATTCAAAAATAGATTGTATATCTTGGTGTAAAATTTCTTTTTTAATTTCTTGCCACAGTTCATAAGTAAGTTCAGCATCTTTTTCTGCGTATGCTCCAACATACATGGCAGGTAACTTATACATCTCTGCTTTAGGATCTACTCCCCATGATTTTGCTGCATCATATAAAGCTGATTCGTCTTTGCCTTTACCTATGTATCTTCTACTACAACTGTTTAAATCATAACGCATTTGATTCTCATCTACAATTGCAGCTCCAATCATAGTGTCAACTATTTTACCATTAATTTTAAGACCAAGAGCTCTAATCCAACATACATCGTACATTGCATTGTGAAATATTTTGATAGAATCTGTGTTTAAAACTCCTTGAAACCATTTTAAAACTTTGTTTCTATCCATATTACCACCACCTTCATGAGCAATCGGATAATAACCAGACCAATCTTTAACAGCGACCGCAATACCTGTGACATCTCCTCTACCAGTCACAGCGCCTGATCCCATTTTTATTAGGTCAGGATCTTTTGTTTCTAAGTCAATTGCTATTTCTTTATAGTTAGATAGATCTGGAAAAGTTTCTGGTGGAATCCATTCAGTTTGAGGTTTAAATAAAGGTACTTGTATCATTTAATACCCCACGTGTTTGGTTTATTTTTTGGTAAATTTTCTTTTGGTTCTTCTACTTCTTTATAATCTCTTTCAAGAATCATTTCTAAAAAATGTATAGCTTTC